GGGATGCAGCTTATTAATCAAAATATGGAACACAGAGACAACGAACCTTATGGGCATATACATAGCATTAAACACATTAGTTATGCTAAAAGTTTAGTGGAGGATGCAGAGAGCAACACAGTCCCACGAGATAGGTCTATTAAACATCTTCAAGACTTAAAAAGGATTACATCTGATAGAAGGTTAAGAAAAGAACTAGAACATTTAATCAATGTTAAAATAGATAAGGCTAAAAGTTGTGATTATTATAATGTCCAATAATGGGGTGACTAAATGACAGATAGAGAAAAGAGAGTAATAAGGGAATATATAGCGAGAAACTACCCTCAACACTTAAATGGTATGGATAATGGTTGGCTAGGCTTTCATTACATAGACGAGTTTAATGGTGGTTATCATATATTCGCACACTGCGACACTGGCAGTCCCGATTTAATTGGGACTGTTTTGTTTTAGAAAGGGGTAAAAAATGGATATTTTATTATGGGCAGGATCAGCTATTTTATCTTTAGGTCTTTCTTTTATTATTTCAACTATATTTTTAGATGTATTTTTAAAGTGGGATTACAATGATCCAGGAGAGAGGATTTGGGTTTCTTTAACTCTGTGGGGTTTATTATTATCAGTTTTGATTGTTATTTTTATGGGATTATTTCAATCATTAATATTTAAGGTGATTATATGAAATTAGATATGAGAATGTTGACAAAACTACAAAAAATAAAGAAAGATGATGATATTAAATTAGTTTTTATATCTCATCCTTTTTCAGATGATCCTAAAAAGAATAGAAAATTGGTGGATAAAATTTGTAAAGACATAACTAATAAGCACCCAGATATTCTTCCTATTTCTCCCCTTCATTTATTTGGGTTTTTAGAGAAAGACGGTAAATATAGAGATAAGATAATGGAGGTTTGTTATCTTTTAATTGCCCTGACTGATGAAACCTGGATATACATATATGACCAGAGTAAAACAACGGGGCAGGTATTAGAGAATAATTTTGCAATAAATTTAGGTACTAAGAATGTTAAATATATAAGAGGTGATTGATCAGGAGGTGAGAATGTGGCAAGAAAATCATATAATTGGGAGGAAATAAGGACTAAGTGGGAAACAGGTAAGTACACAATGCAGGACTTAGCTGACGAATATGGGTTTAGTGCTAGAACAGGGTATAAAAAATCATCTGCTGAGGATTGGCAGAAAGGTAGAACAGAACATAAATTGCAGAACATGTTAGAGGAAAAGATATTAGATAATGAAGCACAGGTAAGAAAACAGACAAGACTTGAATACTATATGATATTTAGCCAACTTAGAGAGAAGATAGCAGACGAAGCATTGAATAAGGAAAATCCAGATAAGGGTAGAATAAAAACATTAAAACTTGCTATGGAAGCATTGAGTGGTTGCAAGAAGGCAGAATGGGACATACTGATGTTAGAACAAAACTTAAAGAACTTTAGTGCTAAATATAGACTAGAGAAACGAGAGGTAGTGGAAGTATTAGTAGATAACCCTAATTTAAGAAATAGTCTAAAAGAACTTTACAGAAAATCAAAAGGAAGCAATAGAGATCAAGTCATAGATATAACAAAAATGGCAGAAAAGGAAGATGAAAAAGAAACTGTAAAGGTAAGGAAGTGATAGTTTTGGATAATGAATTAAGGTTTGATAGTTATGAGGGGGTTGTTTATATTGAAAACTTAGGTGAAATAAGAGATGTTGATTATGTAGAAGGAGTGTTTTTAGCAAAGGAGGGGCAGAATGATAGAGAAGCTGTATTCTTTGAAGAAGAAGCCATGTATTAACCCCACTAATGTTAGACTAATGGCAGTGGAGTATCTAAATGAACACACTAAAATGGTGATGAGTTCGTCTAAAACATATGTTGTGACTAAGGCAGATAATCAGATATTTGCAACTGAATTAGAAGAAGATGTCAGTTTAGAGATGCCTTTATTCAAGACCAGATTTTATTATGGGTATAAAGTGGTTGTAGATGAATATAGTAATGGAGATTTACTTTTAGTGTTAAGAGAGTATTCAAATACTAGAATTAGAATGAATGAAACTATTTTAAAAAGACATAAAAATTAATTCGACTTTGGAAAAGAAGTGAGTGAGTTTGATATATGGAAAAAACATAAAAAGGGAGAGATGTAATGAATTATATTTTATTAGGTAGTCAGCATTTTCTATCAATGATAAGTGCGACAATATTAGTTCCATTATTAACGGGTATGCCTGTTAGTGTTGCTTTGTTTACCTCTGGGGTAGGTACAATAATCTTTCATAAGCTAACTAAGGATAAAGTGCCTGCTTATTTAGGTAGCAGTTTTGCTTTTATAGCCCCTTTAGCTTACATAGTGGCTAATCAGGGGATAAGGAGTGCAGCAGGTGGTGTTATTTTTGCAGGTTTGATTTATTTAATATTTAGCAGATTCATAAAAAAGATAAATTTAAAAAGATATTTACCTCCTGTAGTGGTTGCACCTATCATAATGTTAATAGGTCTATCGTTAGCACCTGTAGCAATAGAACAAGCACAGACAAATATACTAATATCAGTGTTTACTTTAGTAGTAGCAATAGCAATAGCAATTTTTGCTAAAGGTTTCTTTAAGTTGGTGCCTGTGATGGGAGGAATAATAGCAGGTTATTTTCTAGCAGTTATGTTGGGGGCAGTTGATTTTAGTCCGATAGCATCAGCAGAGATCATTGGTTTCCCTAAATTCTTTTTACCTAACTTTAATTTAACAGCAATTAGTGTGATAGCACCAGTTGCTTTAGTGACTATGGTAGAGCATATAGGAGATATATTAGCAATAGAAAACACAATTAAAGAAGATATAGTAGGAGAGGTTGGTTTGAACAAAACTTTACAGGGGGATGGAGTTGCAACAATGTTTGCAGGACTATTAGGAGGAGTTCCTAACACTACTTATGGTGAAAATACAGCAGTCTTAGCTTTAACTAAAGTATATGATGCTAGAGTGGTTAAGATAGGGGCTATTATTGCTATAATTTTAAGTTTCCTACCTAAAGCAAGTGCTTTTATCTTCACAGTACCAGAAGCAGTGTTGGGTGGAATAAGCATTTTATTATTCGGAATGATCACAGCAATAGGTTTAAGGACATTAGTAGAGAGCAACACAGACTTAAATGAACAGAGAAATTTAATAATAATCAGTGTTATTTTAGTAATAGGTTTAGGTGGGGCAGTCTTTAATGTGGGATTTGAAGTGTCAGAGTTAGCAGCAGCAACAATAATTGGTATTTTACTTAATATAGTTTTACCTGAATAAGTTTATGAGAGCATACGATAATAGTAATCGACCAAACTCCAAATTTGGTTATGGGGGTGCAATTCCCTCTGCTCTTGCCATACATATATAAAAGAAAAACAGGAGGTGAAAGAATGAAAGGAACAGTAAAATGGTTTAACACAAAAAAAGGATTTGGCTTCATTGAACAAGATGCAGAAGGCGAAGATGTGTTTGTACATTACTCTGAAATTAATGAAGGGGGATTCAAAGATTTAGCAGACGGAGAAAAGGTGACCTTTGATGTTGAAGAAACAGAAAAGGGACTAAATGCAAAGAATGTAATTAAACTTTAAAGATACTAAGAGAGCAGGTGTATCCTGTTCTCTTTCTTTATAAATATACAAAAGAGGAGGTTGTTATATGTCTAAGAAAGAAGTTGAATTAATGAGAGAAGTAGTCCCAGAAGAACAGAAGATATATTTTGATTCATTAGCAGAGTTAGATTATGAGTTTTATACTGAATATATTAACGAAGGGTATAGACATGGAGAACATACTGAATATATTTGCAAGAAATTGCAAGAAGCAATAGAACAAAAAGGAGCAAAAAGATTAATTGTAACTATGCCACCACAGCATAGTAAATCTTTCACTATAACAGAAACCTTTCCTAGTTTCTTTTTAGGGAGAAATCCAACTAAAAATGTGATTGGAGTTGGTTATTCTGATGATTTTGCAGAAAAATTTGGTAGAAGAAATAAAGAAAAGATAAAAGATTTTGGAGCAGAGATATTTGATGCCCACCTTAGCAGCAAACAAGCACACAAAGATTGGGAATTAGAAAAAGGTGGGGGTATGATAAGTTCAGGAGTTGGAGGTCAAATTACTGGTAAACGAGCTGACTTGATGATAATTGATGACCCAATAAAAAATAGAAAAGAAGCGAACAGTAAGAGATACAGAGATACCCTATGGGAAGAATGGGAAAGCACATTATCAACAAGGCTTGCAGAAGATGCTATAGTTATATTAGTTTTAACTAGGTGGCATGAGGATGATTTAGCAGGCAGATTTTTGGAGAGATTTGGTGATGATTGGGAACTGTTAAATTTCCCTGCATTGAGTGAAGGCAAAGACACAGACTTATTAAGTAGACCAGAGGACACAGCTTTATGGGAGGATCAATATAGCACAGAATATCTCAAAAAAAGAAGAAAAGAATTAAGTGCAAAAGCATGGAACTCTCTTTATATGGGCAGTCCTAATATTGAAGAAGGTAACCAGTTTAAATCTACATACTTTAGATACTTTAGAGAAAATGATGACAGAAATGCCTTTATCCTGGAAAGACCAGAAGGCAAGAAAGTCATACTTAAAGAAAAATGTGTTTGTTTCCAAACAGTTGACAGTAGTTTTAAAGTTAAAACTAGAAATGACTATACCGTTATTAGTACATGGTATTTAACACCAAATAATGATCTATTACTTTATGATGTATATAGAGATAAAATTCCAGTTCCAGATTTATGGTCAACTTTAGATAATGTTATGGATAGATTTAATCCTTCTAAAGTGTTTGTAGAGGACAGAGCAAGTGGTACAGGATTAATCCAGACAGCAAAGAGAGAGGGCAGACCAGTTATTCCAATTCCTGCTGAAAGCGATAAAATTACTAGGTCATTTAACATCAGCACATTCTATGAGAATAGGGCAGTTTACCATAAAGCAGAAACAAATTGGGTAGCAGACTTTGAAGATGAGTTAAACACCTTCCCAGAAGGAACAAATGATGACCAGGTTGATACAGCTAGTATTGCAGGTATAGTAGTGTCAAGAGGAATGATTAGAGCAAGCAACAGTAATAGAGGATTCGTACACACAACTTAAAGGAGTTGATATGAGTGAGTAAAGATAGGGGAGAACCTTTTGCAATAGTAACAGATGATGACATAGTAACAAGTGATGTATATAAACAATATTCAATGAAACAGGAGGATAGAGATACCAGCCCAACAAGCCAGTTAGATGATGATTTATTCACAGGTCAGTATGGGAATAGAAATATAGTTAAACCTTTATATAATCCTAGTCAGTTGGCAGGGTTGTTAGAGATAAACACTTATCATAATAGATGTGTGAGGACAAAAGCACATGATATAACAGGTAATGGTTATAAATTAAAGAAAACAACAGAAAACCCAGACGAAGGTGAGAAAAAGAGATTAAAAGAGTTTTTTGATACTCAATTTCCTCCTTTAGAAGATATATTAAGTAAAGGTGAAATAGATTATGGAGGTTTGGGTTATAGTTTTTATGAGTTAGTGAAAGAGGGCAATATGCACAATACAGTTTATAAATACATGAACCATGCTCCTGCTCATACCATTAGAACTATTAGAGATAAAACAGGTGGAGAAGTAATGAAGTTTGTTCAGAAAAGAGCAGGTAAATTTGTATATTTTAAGCACCCATTTTTAGAAAAAGATGTACATAAAGAAACAGGGAAAGAATACCCACCAGGAGAGTTAAAACCAGAAGAACGAGCAAATGATATAATTATGATGAAAAACTACACCCCTAGAAGTGATTACTATGGTATTCCTGATATAATTAACGCTTTGGGTGCTATCTGGGGCAACTTAGCACAACAAAGTTATAATAATGAGTTCTTTAAGAATCATGGTGTTCCTCAATACGCAGTGTATATCACAGGTGATTATGATTTAGAGACAGATGAAGAAGGAAAACCAAAAGTAGTAACTGCAATAGAAGAAAGCCTTGCTAAAGTAAGAAAGAACCCACACAGCAGTTTAGTTTTTGGTATTCCTAGCAATACATCTGGTATGGGAGAGAATGTTAAAGTTACTTTTGAGCCTTTAGCAGTAGAAACCAAAGATGCCAGTTTTAGAATGTTTAGAAAAGATAATAGAGATGAAGTAATTGTTGCACACGCTGTGCCTGGTAATAGAATAGGTATTGGTGATGTTCAAAGTCTGGGTGGAGATACAGCTTATGAAACTAATAGAATTTATAAAGAGAGTGTATTAAACCCTAGACAGAAAGAGATAGAGGATTACATTAATAGATATATTGTAAAGCATAACTTTGGTATTGAAGATTGGGAGTTTAAACTAAACTCTATTGATGTTGACAGTATTGAGAAAGATACAGAAGTTTTAGGTTTTCTCTTTAAGAATGGTGCAGCAACACCTAATGATCTTATTAGAAATTTAGGGGAAGATTATGGTATTCAACCTTCCGACAATGAAGATATGAATAAATACTACATAAATGGGCAACCAGTGGATAAGATTAATTCTGAACAACCTGCTCCTAGTTTTAATAGTATAGAGAAGGCAGAAGATAAAGATGTAGAGAGTTTTACTGCTATGCTAAAGAACAGATTGAACAAGAAAAGAGGGTAGAGATATGATTATAACACCGGGAGATATAGATTATTTTAACCTAATTGTGAAAATGACAGCAGAACAAAGAAATGCAGAAAGAGAGTTAACAGGTGAATTGCAGGGTCTTTTTGACCCTGTTTTTGATGATATAGAAGGATTAGTAGAGAGAGAAGGGGTGCAAAACTCTAACAATATTAATAGAACAATTGAACAGAGAATGGGAGATTTATTAGATGAATATAGAGATGAATTGCTTAAATATGGAGGAATTGTTGCTGCTATAGGAGCAGGTCAGACAATATCCAATTTACAGCAATTAGGAATGGATGTTGGTTTAGTTGATGTTCAGGATAGAGTAGAAAGTCAATTACAAAGCACAGTTTTTGAAGCAAGTCAGCAAACTTTAGATAGAATGACAGGGGATATAACAAAAATAGTAAGTAATGCAGGAAAAGAGGGCTTATCTGCTAATGAATTAAGAGAGAATTTAAGAAGTAAATTTAATAACATGAGTGATTATGAATTACAAAGGATAGCAGAAACAGAGCTACATTCTTATAATGAATTAAGTTCTTTTGAATCAGAGAAAGAGATAGGAATAGAATATCACCAATGGATAACAGAAGAAGATGAAGCAGTAAGAGGTAATAGTCCTTATGACATAGCAGATCATGTTTCTTTGCATGGTCAGATAGTTAAAGTTGGTGATCCTTTCAGTAATGGGCTGCAATATCCAGGAGATAAAGCAGGAGCACCAGAGGATATAATCAGATGTCGTTGCGATCTTTTTCCTTACATTATGCCTAGAAACAAGATGGCACCAGTTGGGCAACCATATTTTTATGAAGAAGATTTATTAGATAGAATATAAGGGGGAATTTAATGAAGTGGAAACAGTTAAAGCATAAACCAGAAACTTTAGTTGATATGGTTAACGAATTAGGGACAAGAGGTGTGGGTGATAGATTTAATAAGAATAAGGATACCATAAATCATTGGCTAAAGAAATATGGTTATGAATATGATCCTAGCACACATAAATGGGGAAAAGAAGGGGAAACAGAGGAAGAAGAAGAAGTGGACTTAGATGAGTTTGAGGAATATCTTAACCAAAAAGGCAAAGCTAAAGTATCTAAAACAGAAAACGGTTATAAGATTAATAAAGATAATGCAGAAGTGGATTTATCCAAAGAGGAATTAAAACAAATATATTATGATTATTGTGAGTTGGGGATCACAAAGAAAGAAACAGCAGTTAAAAATGGTTTTATTCTTGATGATTTAGAACTTATACTTAAAACATTTGGAATAGTACATAAAGAATTGCCAGTGACAGAAGAAGAAATACTTGAAAAAGATCCTAAACAAATAGTGCAGCAAATAATTCAGAACAAAAAGAGAAAGATTAAAGAAATGAAACCTGCTGAGGAAATGAGGTATCTAAGAAAGTTAGCAGATAAGCACTTAAAAGATGACTACTACACAGACAGAGTTATAGAGGAAATGAAAAAAGATTTAAGAACAATAAAGATAGAGTTGGATGATTTAGAGATTACATATAGTAAAGAAGATAATGTTTTAGTAGTAGTTTTATCTGACTGGCATTATGGTAAGAAAGTGCTAAAAGAACAACTGTTGGGGGATAATAAATACAACTCTAGTATCTTTAAAGAAAGAATAGATAAATACAGAAAGAAGATAATAGAAGAAATAAAATTAAGAAACCCACAAAAAGTAATTATTGTTAATTTAGGGGATATAGCTGATGATCCACAGAGCAGAACTTATCCAGGACAAGTACATAATCAAGATGTAACAGGAGAAAAACAGGTTTTACAATGTGCTAAACATTTAACAGAGTTTATTTTAGGAATTAGAAAACATCATGATAAAGTAGAAGTTTATGGTGTAACAGGTAACCATAGTGATGATACTTTAAATGCTGATGCTTTAATCTTAGGCATTACAGGTGGTTGGTTAGAAGGGACAGATATATTAGTAGATACTAAAAAGAGAGATTTTAAAGTGGTTAAACTATTGAACAGTAATTTAGTCTTTACTCATGGGAACAATTTAAGAGGAGGAACAAATACTAAAGAGAATGACATTCTTAATATCATTCACGCTTTAAATCTACAGGGTAAAAATACCTACATTATTAATGGACACCTGCACCATGAAAGTGGGGAAGGGGTTAATTATGAGAGAAAAGGGGTTCCTTCTTTAGTGGGTAATGACAATTATAGTCAGAACCAATTAAATGTGTCTTCAAGACCTGCCCAAATGTTCTTTTTAATAGACAGAGATGGAATGACAGGTAGAAATAAAGTTTATTTTGATTAAATGACAATTATTTACAAAAACTAGTTCAATAATAGTTATCGTTGTTGTATATTACTAGTAGAAAGGTATTTTTTTGCCTAGCTGGATATATTATATCACATAAAAAGTAAGGAGGTGTTTTTGTGCCTTTTGGTGATTTCACAGATTTTGAAGATTATGTAGAAACAATAATGGAAGAACAAGATGTGACAGAAGAAGAAGCACAGGCAATCTGTGCAGAGACACATTATGAAGAAACAGGAGAATATCCGTCAGAAAAAGGAGGTGAAGATGTGGCTTTACTTGAAAAAGAATGTGTGGAGTTAGTTCTTTCCGAATTAGAATATAAAGTTTGGGATGAATTTGACAAATACTCATCTGACATGAATGAAGATGATTTTGATACCTATAAAGTGTCAACTTTTATGAATGTTGGAGAAGATAATAAAAACTATATTGTTTTTGTTAATATGGTAACTGATAAACTATATCGTGCAGAGTTTGAAGTTGGTGAGGATACTGAAATCACATTTGGGGAGAAAGAGGAAGTTGAAGAAGGGTACATCCTTAAAAATATTGAAGATGTAACTCTAAAACAGGTAGTCAATAAAGAAGTTGATCCTGTATCTGAGATATTCATGATCAAGAATATTACAGGTAAATATCCTCAGATTAATGTGAGTAAGAAAAGCAAAGAGATTAGGGGCACTATCTTAAAGCAGGAAGATGAAGAAGAAAAAATGATTGTTTCTGGTGCTGTATTAATCCCAGATGAGGAAGATACAGATGGTGATGTAATCAGCAAAGAGAAGATAGAAGAAGTTGCTCACGAATGGATGCTAAATTATAGAAATGTTGATTTACAGCATACTCTTAATAATGTAGCTTATCCAGTAGAGAGTTATCTACTTAAAGAAACTAAAGAAGTTACTAGTCTTGATGGGCAAGTAATGGAGTTGCCTGCTGGTACATGGATGGTATCTGTTAAAGTTGATGATGATGATACATGGGAAGCAATTAAAGATGGTAGAATGAGAGGGTTCTCTATCATGGGAGTACCTAAAGAAAACATAGGCAGCGTAATTAAGTCTGAATCTGCTTTAAAAAGAACAACTTTAGCTGATATTGAAGATTCTGGTAGAGATTGGACAGTTCCATTTTTTAGTATTGTTGATGAGCCTGCTGTTCCTAAAGGTAGGATTGTTAGTATAAAAAGCAAAGAGAAAGAAGATAAAGGTTTTTGGCAGACACTCAAAAGTATTTTTATTACTGATAAAAGTGAAGAAGATACTGAAATCGAGGAAGAAGAAGTAAATACAGAGAACTCTGAAAAAGGGGGTGCAGATATGGATAAAGAGCAATTAACTGAAATTCTCAAAGAATTTAAAGAAGAACTACTTTCTGATGTAGATGAAAAACTGGAATCAGTTAAGTCTGAGGAGGTTGAAGAAGAAGTAGAAAAAGAGGTAGAAGAAGAAGTCGAGGAAGTAGAGGAAGAAGAAGTAGAAAAATCAGAAGAAAAAGAAAAAGAGGGAGAAGTAGAGAAAGCAGAAGAAGAAACTGAGGAAGAAGATGAGGAAGAAGAAGTTGAGGAAGAAGATGAAACTCTTAAAGAATTAAGATCCGAACTTACAGAGTTAAGAGAAGAAAACTCCTCCCTTAAAGAGTTTAAAACAGAGGTTGAGAAGAAATTTGTAACTAGAAAGAGTAACCAACCAGAAGGACAGGATGACGAAGAAAAAACACAGAGAACAGAGAAATCAAGACAAGCAGAATTAGGCAGAGATGCTTTTGGTAGAAAAAGAAGTAGAAAATAATAAAACTAATTAAAGGAGTGATTACATAATGGATAACAAGAAAGCGTTAGAAGAAATTCAAAAAAGTGTTGAAAAAAGTGTAACTAACATTACACAGTTGGGGGATAGTGTTCTTGTCGCACAGCAGTTTGATAGTTTTGTAAGAGAGATGCAGGAAGAAGCTAATATTTTAGGTGCTGCTAGATTCCAAAGAATGGATTCACCTAAGATGAACATTGATAGAATTGCATTTTTAGATAGAGTATTAGAAAAAGGTGTAGAAGGCACAGAAAGTGATAAAACTGCACCTACTACAAGCACTAATACTTTACTTGCTAATGAATTAATGGCAATTGCACCTATCACTGACCAGGCATTAAGAAGAAATATTGAAAGAGGAAACCTAGAAGATACTATTGTTCAATTACTAGGTGAAGCTGCTGGTAGAGATATGGAAGAATATGGTATTTTTGCTAGTACAGACTTTGATTCTACATTATATAATGATGAAGGCTGGTCTCCAATTGATATGACAGATGGTTGGATTAAGAAAGCAGGTAACAAACTTTATAATTCTGCTTTTGATGACACAGCAGACAACTATCCTGAAAATCTATTCCAGTCTATGCTTAATGCTCTACCTAAGAAGTATCTAAGAAATAGAGCAGATTGGAGATTTTATGTTCCATTTGCTATTGAGGATGCTTACAGAGATTTAC